TGCGTCACGGTCGAAAACTGGACGCGGGAAGGCGACGGTGCCGATCTTTCTGCTTGTGCCGCAAGTGAAGCTCGCGAAACGGCTCAATCTGGCGCGCGACGCTGAGCGCGCGCAGGCGGCGGTTCCGGGCCTGATCGTGGCAAAATGGTTGGACGCAAAAACATGAGTGAACGCGAAACCATTCTAACCGCTTTGGCGGACCTGCTCAGCACGATCCCGCATGTGCCTGTGCTGCGCGGAGAGGTTCTGCCGGAACGCATCCCACCCGCGGGGCTGATGATCTTGCGTGACGGCAGTCCGGGTGAGCCCGGCGTGACATTGTCGCCGCTGACCTATCATTTCCAGCACCGAGCCGAGCTTGAGGTGATCGTGCAGTCAGCGTCGAACCGTGACAGCGTCTTTGACGCGCTCTGCGCTCAGGTCGGCGCAGTCATCGCCGCTGACAGGACTTTGCGTGGGTTATGCGACTGGGTCGAGCCGGAGGCCGCTGAACCGGTCGATCTTCCGGTCGAAGGGGCCGCATCTCTGAAGGCCGGGATCATTCCGATCATTCTTCACTACGCGACCACCGACGCGCTGGGCTGACCAGATAAATTTAAGGAGAGAAACAATGGCACGAGCCCAAGGGGCGCGGGCGCAGATGGCGCTTGCGTTTGAGACGACCTATGGCACGCCGCCCCTCAGCGGCTTTACCAAAATGCCCTTCGCCAGCACCTCGCTGGGGGCGGAGCAACCGCTGCAGACATCGGAGCTGCTCGGCTATGGGCGCGATCCACAGGCGCCGATCAAGGATGCAGTGACGGCGGATGGCAATGTCGTCATGCCTATCGATACAGAAGCTTTCGGGTTCTGGCTGAAGGCAGCGTTTGGGGCGCCCACAACCACGGGAGCTGACGCCCCCTACAGCCACGAGTTCCGCTCAGGAAACTGGACGCTGCCGAGCTTCTCGGTTGAGACGGGCATGCCCGAGGTGCCGCGCTTTGCGATGTATTCCGGCTGCATGGTGGACAGCCTCAACTGGCAGATGGCGCGGTCGGGCTTGCTGACAGCCACGGCCAGCATCGTGGCGCAGGGCGAGGAGATTGCCACGACCAGTGCGGCAGGGACACCTGCCAATCTTGCGCTTAAACGGTTCGGGCATTTCAACGGAGCTATCAAGCGGAACGGCGCAAACATCGGCAACGTCGTGTCCGCCGACCTGACCTATGCCAACAACCTCGATCGCATCGAGACGATCCGGGCGGATGGCAAGATTGATGGGGCGGACCCGTCCATCGCCGCGCTGACGGGTAATGTCGTCGTGCGCTTTGCCGATCAAACGCTGGTGACCCAGGCGATCAATGGCGAGCCGTGCGAACTTGCGTTTTCCTACACGCTGCCCACGGGTGAAAACCTGACCGTCACCGCGCATGCCGTTTATCTCCCCCGACCCCGGATCGAGATCTCCGGCCCACAAGGCGTGCAAGCAACCTTCGACTGGCAGGCTGCCAGTGATCCAGCGGTGGGCCGGATGTGCACCGTCACACTGACCAACAACCGAGAGGATTACTGATGCTGCGCTTGAACCTTTCTACCGAGCCGCGCTGGCTCGATCTCGGGCATGGTGTCAGACTGCTCGTTGAGCCATTGAGCACGGCCATCATGCTGGCCGCGCGGAGCGATCCAGCGATCATCGCCGCAGCGACTGATGCTGAAACCAGCGCCTCCAACGACGACCTCGCACGTATCGTGGCCAAAGCCGTGGCGCGCATCGTCGTGAAGGATTGGGAGGGCGTTGGTGACGAGGACGGCGTGCCTCTGCCTCTGACGCCTGAGGGCATCGATGCCCTTTTAGAGCTCTGGCCGATCTTTGAGGCGTTCCAGACCACATATATCGCAGGCGCGCTGATACTGGACGCGGAAAAAAACGTCTGACCGCTCTCGCCGACTGGGAGTTCGGCGGGGGCGGTGAGTATTGCGCAGCATGTCCCTCTGTTTGCGCGGCCTGCCCACGCAGCCTGCATGCGCCGCGCACACTCGAGGGCTGGCAGATCTGGGACCTCGTCCAGCGCCTCGGCGGGCAGATCCGCGTCGCCGGCGGCATGAGCGGTGGCGCTGTCCTCGGCTGGGATATGGCTGCTGCCCTGCAACTCGGGACGGCCCTCGGGCTTTCACCTCTGATCATGGCTGAACTCTTGCCACCCATTGAGTCGGTGATGGTGCGCAAAACCAACCAAGAGATTGAACACAACCATGGCTGAAAAACGTGTCTCCGTCCGCCTCTCTGCGACTGGCGGGCGCCAGGTGCGCGCTGAATTGGAAGGTGTCGGTGAGGCGGGCACACGCGGGATGGGGCGATTGAACCGCGAGCTGGATCAAGCCAATGCGCGCATGGCGGCCTTTGCGCGCCGCGCCAAGATCGCAGCGACTGCTGCGGCGACAGCGCTCGCAGGTGCTGTCGTTGCGATGACCCGCTCGACGGTCGCTGCCGCCAATGAAATCGGCCAGCTCTCACAGGTCGCCAATGCCAACCCGGAGCTGTTCCAACGCTGGGCGGCAGCCTCCGCCATAGTGGGCATTGAGCAAGAAAAGCTCGCCGATATCCTCAAGGATGTGAACGACCGTGTGGGGGATTTTCTACAAACGGGCGGTGGCCCGATGGCGGATTTCTTTGAGAATATCGCACCGCGCGTTGGTGTCACCGCCGATCAGTTCGCCCGCCTTTCCGGTCCTGAGGCGCTGCAGCTTTACGTCTCAAGCCTTGAGAAGGCAGGCGTCAGCCAACAAGAGATGACCTTTTACCTCGAGGCAATGGCGTCCGACACCACGCGGCTGATCCCGCTGCTGCAAAACGGCGGCGCGGAGATGACCCGGCTCGGCGCACAGGCGCAGGCGCTTGGGGCGGTGCTTGATGCAGATTCGATTGCCGCGATGCGTCGGTCAGAACTGGCGCTGGTCAGCATTGGCCAGGTGTTTACGGGGCTGCGCAACCGGATAGCCGTGGCGCTTGCCCCGTCGCTGGAAGCAGTCGCCAATGCGTTTGTTGCGCTGGCCTCTTCCACCAGCCCGATCAGCCGCGCGTTTGACGCGGTCCTGGCGAACCTTGACCGGCTCGCGGTCTATGCGGGAACCTTTGCCACATTCCTCGCCGGACGCTGGGTGGCGGCGATGGCCGCCGCGGCCTTCTCAGTCCGCGGGCTCGCCACCATGCTGGTGGTTCTCAAAGGCGCGCTGTTTCGCACTGGCATCGGCGCGTTGATCGTTGGTGCGGGTGAGCTTGTGTATTGGTTTACGCGCCTCGCGTCAGGTGCCGGCGGCTTTGGCGAGGCCATGCGCCTCCTGAAGGATGTTGCCGTCGAGGTCTGGGACCGGATCAAGACGGGGGCCTCTGCCGCAGGCGCGCGCGCCACGGCGATGTTTTTTGATCTCAAATCCGATGCTGCCACCGGCATGGCGGCCGCGATCGAGAGTGTGGTCGCCTTTGGTAACGCCACGGCGAATACCTTCGAGGGCGCGCTCTTGGCTATCCGGGAAATCTGGTCGCGCCTGCCAGCCGTGATCGGAGATCTCGTTTACGCGGCCGCCAACCGCATGCTCGATGGTATTGAGGCCATGCTGAATGGTGCGATCGCCCGGATTGATGCTTTTACGGGCAAGATCCGGGAGGCGCTGGCGGCTGTGGGCATCGAGACAACTTTTGGCGAAATCGGCGAAATCAGCCTTGGGGATATTGCTAATCCCTTTGCGGGGGCTTCAGCGGATGCAGGAACGGCTGCAGCAGATGCGTTCCGCCGCGCCTTCTCGGACAATCCGCTTTCGGCACCTGATCTGGGCCTTGATGGGATTGCCGCCGAAGCGCTGGCCACGGCCAATACCTACCGGCAGGCCGCCACGGATCTTGCGAATGGCGCGACCGCCCCGCTGAAGTCTTGGGCTGCGCTGCGCGAAGCGGTTGCGGGTACTGGCGAGGACGGCGCTGCCGCTCTTGACGAGGCAACGGCCTCTGCTGACCGCCTGGCAGGAGCAATGGCCCAAGCCGGAGATGCGGTGGGCGGCGGCGGGTCTGGTGGTGGCGCTGCCGAAAGGATTGTGACCGGCTGGCGGGCGGTCTCGGAGGCTTTGAAGTCCTATGCCAGTGATGCGCTGAACTGGGGCAAAGGCCTTGGAGAAACTTTATCCCGCGCCTTCTCTAGCGCCGAAAGCGCGTTCCGCAGCTTTGTCGAGACGGGAAAGCTCGACTTCAAGGGCCTCGTGCGATCAATCTTGGCAGATCTTGCCGTGTTGGCGTTTCGCCGCGCGGTGCTGGGACCCGTCGCCAATGCGCTGTCGGG